ATTTTGGCGCACAATTCAAGGGTTAAACCCTCTATTTCGCGTAAGTATTGCAACGGTTCGTTTTAATTGGCAAGAATATTGTACATTCTTGGGGCAGTTGTCGATGTCCTCTCCATAGTCCTTATAGGTGGGCGTTGCGGTAAAGCTAATGCCGCCGGTCGTCGCGCCAATCTGCCCCGATTCCCCGATGGTGCCGGTGGCCGGGGTAAAATCGGTAGTCAGAATACCGGCGTTTATCTGGAGCTTCTGAAATGCATCAGAGGGAATTTTTGTGAATTTCATATTTTCTTCCTTTCATCAGTTTTGCGATAGGTATTCCACCGTGATGTTGAGATACCTTCGCTTGATGTTTTTATCGCTTTCGTCTGCGATGTTCTGACACCACGGGGAGCCACGCTTGATCCACATTGCTCCGCCGTCATAGGCGACCATACAGCCACCCATGCCGATTGCTTCGCTGATTTCTTGTGCCTTTGCGTTGGGCATCGCTTCGCTCTCGGTGTAATACCAGAGGTTGACCGTCAGCGCGGTCTCGCCGCTCTCCCATGATCCTGTGATAAGCTCATAGGTCAGCCACGGGAAGGTCGCATCCTCCGGCACATTCGAGGTCGGATACGACGGGAGGAATTGGGAAAACCACGCATGGAGTGCCTTGTCCTTTGTCATTTCGGCAGCTCCTTTCGCTCCGCGGTGAAGAATTTCAGTGCTCGGACGGTCGCCCCCGCAGACCTTGGCGCAGCTTTTTCCTCGGGATTCGAGGTCACACGATAGGTAATCCCCGTTTCCGTATCGCGGAAATAATCGTTGTACTCGATGGGAACGCTCTGGTTGACCAGCGCGGAATATACCGAGGTCACACCCTCCTTTTCCGCCCTGCGCGCTTCCATCGATGTGTCGAGCGCCTGATAGTTGAGAAATTCCGCGCCCTCCTCCCACGCAGTGATGTAGCCGCCCGCTCCGTCAGGCGTGCGCTTTTTCTCCATCAAAATGCACTTGTGGGCAAAATCGTCCAGTAAACTCACGGTTCCACCCCCTTGAGCTTGCGCCAGTCATTTAACCGGCCTTTGAAAGCGCCCTGCCAGCCCGTCCCGGCGCTCGTGTCGGCATTTCCGCCGCTTGCCTTTGTGTAACTGTACCCGCCGAAGCTTTCGCTCGTGTACGGGCTTAAAACGGCTTCACCGTTCTTTTCTTCCCACGCGGCGATATCTTCGGCAAGCAAAACCACAGCCTTCGGAACAGCCAACACCCACACCGTTCCGGTAAAGGTTTCATCCGTAAGGTCAGCCGCCGGATATTGATGCAGACCGTCATTAAACACAGAGCCGCAGATGCGGAAATATTGATTGGTCAGGAGAAAGGGCAGCGCAATGCTGCCGTTCTCCACGGCGAACGTGCCCTCGTGAATCTCCACAAGGAACCAGTTGTTCAAGTGCCGTAAGACTTGTTCAAGCATTACGCTGCCCTCCTATTTAGCCCGCGCCGGCCACAGAAACGGTAGCCACGGCAATGCCGTCCAGATACTCAGCCCACAGCTTCATGCCCATGATGGCGTACATATCGCCCGTGGCGCGGCTGTAATCGCCGTCAACATGGACGCCGATCAGGTTGGTCTCGCCCTTCACGGTGTAATTCAGCCCCAGCTTGGCAAAGTCGCTGTCGCTCGGGTCTACATAGTACAGGTCGATGTTCTCCACGGGCAGAGCAATCACCTTCTTGGAGGCGATGTACTTCTCGGGCAGCAGGAACAGGGTGCGGTAGCCCATGAAGTTCTCCACGTAGTTGATGCCGAACATCGTCTGCACGGTGATCTCCTTGTCGCCCAGGTAATCGTAAGCGTCGATGATGTTGGCAAAGCCCACCACCTCGGTTACGTCCTTATCCAGACCGGCAAACTTGTCCAGCACCTTGCCCTTAGCCATAGCCAGAGCACGCTGCCACGTTTTCTCGGTCACCTCCAAAGTGCCGGTACCGAGGAAGGTGTAGAAGTCGGTCAGGACCTTGTTCTGCAGGGCCACGAGGAAAGCCTCGTCGGTCTTCTCCACGGCAACGTCAGCGCCGTACTTTGCCACGCTCTCGATGGTCACGCTCTTGGCATACTTGGAAATGTCGATGTCGCCATAGGCAACAGGCGCCACCTTCATCTTGGTAAAGGGAATCTCGTCACCCTCTGCCACGGTGCCGCCCTTGAGACCGCCGTCCACGCTGGCCTTGTAGGAAACCAGCTTCGTGCCGGGGGCCTTGCGAATGGGACGCATGATGCCCATGATGTTGCGCAGCGCGTCCCAGTTGTCAGCAAAGCGGGACACAAAATCCACCTCGCGTGCGGAAGTAGTAAACTGCGCGGAAGTTGTTACATTAGTTTTCGCAGCCATAAATAGCTCCTTTCAAGAAATCAGTTGTTTTCGCTTGCCATCAGATCGGCAAGCGCTTTCTGACGCTCCGCCGTAGACATCACATAGCGGCCTTTATCGTCCTTCTTGTAGATGTCCTCTCGGGATTTTGCGCCGCCGGTGTTTGCCGGGGGGTTGGCGGGATTCGCCCCGTGCGTCTGCGTGGTGGAGACAAGCCCCTTGTAGGTGCCGTCTACGAGTGCATCAAGGCTCTTGGTGTCCTTGATCTTCTCGCCGTCCATCTCCAATGCGGCCATTTCTTCGCCACAGCCGCGCATCGCAAGGTCCAAATTTGCGCCGGTGATGTTTTTGCTCTCAAAGTAAGCACGCACGGCCTTTTCCTTTGCCGCCTTGCTTTCCTTTGCCGTGATGTCGGTCTTAAAGGCTTCAAAGGCCGAGTGTTCCTTCTCGTACTTCGCCTTGTAACCGCCGTCACCCGCTGCCTTGAGGTCGTCCAACTGCTTCTGAACGCCGGGCAGCTTCTCCGCATCGGCCTTGTAGCGGGTCACATCCGCCTTTAGGCCGTCCACGGTGTCGGTATGCGCCTCGATGATGGTATCAACCTGCTCATCGGTAAGCCCCATACCCTTCAAAAGTTTTCGTGTAAGTGCCATGACACTATCTCCTTTTCTTCGGTTCCGTTCCTTCGGAAACGATAGTTTTATAAAAACCGCTCTCCTTTGCGGTAATTAACAAAAAGAGCCAACTGCATACAATTTGTAAGCAATTAGCTCCTATTTCAGTTCGTCCTCCAATATCTTCCGGTATTGGATGGCATGGTCGGCGGCAGCAGGTTTCAAAAACGGCTGTGCCTTGTTGCCACGCGTGTAATGCCAATTTCCCTTTGCGTCCTGATACACCCACGGTGTAGGCCGTCCGCCGCCGCCCTCGGCGTAAATGCCGGTGCCAAGCTCAACATAAGCGGCATACTCGTTGTCCGTCCCGATGATTGCCGCCGGTTCCTGCTCGTCTACCATATGGGTAATGCTGTTTCGCAGATTTCCGGTATCCACGGGGCATAGCTTTTTTGCATACCCCTCTGCCAGCAGTCCGCACTTTTCAAGCCCGCGTAGCATCGCTGCTTTGATGGCGGCGGAGACTTCTTTGCTGTTGTCGGTGATTTCAACGCTCATCACAAAATACCTCTTGACTTTTTTACGGGGATTGCATATACTGACAGTGAGGAAACTCGTGTTTCCGTTTTTCGAGCCGAACCTCTTCCCGTTACTGGAGGGGGGGCGGCTCATTTTTTATACCTTCGTGCGAATAGGAGAGAACCGTTCTCTTCCAATGCAATCACATCAAAACCGAACCCAGTGCTAACCACGCTGCGAACTGCTCTATCATCTACAATGCGTATAAGCTCATCGGTATTGATGGATCCTGTGCACTGTAACACAACCCCTCCAGGAGTTTTTGCAATCTGCTTTGTGGCTTTTCGAATCGCCATATCTGCCGCTTTCGCTGTTGATATACTTTTCAATTCCCACTGTTTACCGCGCCACAGGTAGTCCGGCGTTTTTATCCACTGCGCATTCGCTTCTTTCAACAGCACGAACTTCCCGCCGAATTGATCTCTGAGTTGGTTTGCAACTTCGATTTCGGTCTTGTGCCCTTTTATGCGGTATCCGTTCTCGTATCGCACCTTACCCATGCGGGGCTTGGCGGAATCTATGTATTTCTTCGTAACATCCTTTGCAGATTTTTCGCTCCCCATGTGATATGGGGATAACTGTTTGCCGCTGTATCCCTGCTTCGATGCTTCCCACTGCGCATATGTCATGTCAGATATAAGCCCGTCGCGTGTCCTACGCAGCCCGTCTGATGTATCTACCCCATCCACGGCGGCAATCAGCGTACAGCGGCAGTTATATATCTCCCACGGTGGTCCTTGTGGGTCTCCGGGAAAACGACAACCGTTAGAAAACTTCTTGTCCTGCGCCACTTGTTCGCCGTCAAGCATGGCATGAGAGTGGCGTGTACGCGCGTCCAGCGTAGCCAACCATTCTTTTTTGAGCTTTATCCCCATCTTCTCCGCCGCTGCGTAGCTGTCCATGCGTCCGGCATTCTGTGCGCCGGTCACGGCTGTACGGGCGGTGCGGATGGCGGAATCGCGGCTCATGGTGGTAATGCGCTTTTGCAGATCATCCGCCATGTGCTTGATGCTCTTTCCCTGCAAAATGGAGCTGGTGACGCTTGCCGTGATTTGCTTCTTGCCATACGCAAGGTCGATACCGCGTTTCAGTGCCCTGTCCTTTGGGTAGTACGGCATTAAGTCCGGCTGCTCTACCATAAGCCGCTTTACCGTCTGCTCGTCCCACAGGTCAAAGCCGATATTCCCGGTGACACGTTCAATGGTGTAAGCCGCATAATTGCGGTTCAGGCTGTAAATACCCGGCGTCGCATCGTTGGTATAGGACACCGCCACAGCGTTTGCATCGGTCGCCCTCTGCGCAACCTTGTCGCGCATGGCCTGATAGCGTTCCCCGCGCCCGATCTGGTTGAGCCGCCATTGCTTATAGTCGGCTTCCGTCCATTCCTTACCGTTCTGCACGGTGCCGATCAGCGCCTTCATTTCCTCGTCCCGCTTGGCGAACTGTTCAAAATATGCGTCGATGGTGGCTTGCAGTTCTTCCCCCGCATCGCGGTATAGTTTTGCAATACGCCGCTCCAGCTTTGCAAGCTCCTTGTCGGTCAGCTTGTGGCCGAGGTCACTGTTCGCCATCGCCGTTCACCTCCGGCGCATCCGGTTCCGCAAAGCTCCGGTCAATCTCTTCTGCAGCCTTCCGCTTTGCCATGTCCTCGTACTGGTCAATGTCGCCGTTGATGGTCAGCAGCTTCTTCGTGATGTATTCGTCATCGTAATACGCCGCACCCAGAAGAATGTTCTGCGTTTCCTCGCTCTTGTTGATGATCTGATTGCGCGTATAACTCGGCTGGTCCTCAATGCCTGCCAGACGCAGGATCTCAACAATAAACCGCGTGACCTCGGATTCAAACTTATCCGTTTTCAAATCCAGAGGCACATAGCTGGCCTTGATCGCGGTCGCCGTCTGGTTGCCGGCAGATACCGCCGCCGCGTCAAAGCACTGGAAATCCTCGTACAGCTTTTTTTTGAGCATATCAATGGTGCTGCTCGTGCCCTCATAGGGTGCCTCGATGGTTTTACTCTCCACCTTTGCGCCATCATCGCCGTTGGCGTGGGCAACATGCGTGGTTTTCAAGCGCTCCACAAACTTTGCATCGTCGAGGTCGTCCATACCGTTGCAGTTAGACAGCACCCAATAAATCAGGTTTCCCTCATCCACATTGTTAACCATGTTCGAGGACGCCAGATCCAGCGCGTCGATGGTGTTGCGCTTGCCGACAATCTCGGATAAACACCGCTTGTTGTTTTTCAGCGGCACGATGGGAAAACTCGGATAATTCCCACCGTCATAGATTTCTGTTTCGCCAACCTCCGCCTTGCGCTCGATTAGCTTATAGCTGCGCTTTGGCTGCATTACGTTCATATCCTCGCCGCTGGGCTGGAAATACTCGGTAAAGCCATCGATCTCATACAGCGTCGCTCTCAACGGCTTATCCTGTGCCACCTGCCAAAACCGGATACCGGCTTTCATCGCGCCGTCCTCCTCATCATATAGTGGGACGAACTCAAGCAGGGAGAACACCCGCAAATGCGTCAGGTCCCAGAAACCGAAGGACACGCCCGCGATTTTCGCATCACGTGCCGCATCCATGACTTCCTGGTCGAAATCCGGGCATAGTTTTTTCGGTGTTTCATTCTCCGCAAAGGTTACGCCGTTACCCAGAAGATAGGAAACTTCCTGATCCACCACCAGACCGAAGAAGCGGCTGGCCAGTTTATGGTTTGCCGTCCACATATCCGTGTGGGCACGGCCCTGCATATCGTAGATGATCTTTTCATAGCGATTAATGGTCGGATTCAGGCCGTTGTAATATTCCTCAGCATCCGCCGCCGTCTTATATGCGTGGGATTCGCGGTGCTCGTTGATTGCGCTGCGGATAAACTCAATGCGCGCCTGCTCGTTTTCACCGACCGCCACAAAGTCGTTATATGTTTTGATAGCTGCTCACCGTCCTATCTGTTCCAAAGTGGTGTATAATCGCGCCGATACGCCTTGTTCTTCAGGACTGTATAAGCAAAATAGCGCGTCTCGTCCATTGCGTGATCGTTTTCCTTGATTGGCCTGTCATCTGTGGATTTTTCGTCCCACCGATACAGTCCAAACTCTCGAATGCAGTCTTTGCAATCTCGGTGTATCTTGATTACGCCGTCCTGCAAAAACCGCGCCGTTGTCATAATGCCGTTCGTTACGTCGTTGTTTGCCTTGCGGACCATGTAGCCCCGCCGCCGTAAAACCTCGATAAACGAGGCGGCAGACGGGTCGACGATGATGCTTTTGACGCCCGCCTCGCCGATGAGCTTTTTAATTTCGTCTGCGTATTCCTCGTCCGTCTTGTTCTTCTGGCTCTCGCGCCCGGAATAGTAATACTCACGGATGCGCGTAGCTGTCTTCCCGTCCCAGCGCCACAGTCCAGCAGAAAACGGATTGAGCGTGCCGTAGTCGCAGGACACATAGTATTCTCCCGTTTCCGGCAGCTCGTCCACAATGCAGTTATCGTCAAACATGGGATAGATCAGCCCCTCGGCCACTACCCACAATCCGCGAATGTATCGGTCGTAGAACACGCCGCTATACATGGCCTTTGTCCTCTCGATCATCTGCGGTGTGAGAATTGGGTTGTCTTCCAGCAGGAAGTGAATGTGCTGCGTATTCTCCCGTTCGTTTTCAATCCACTCTTTGTAAAACCAATGCTGCGGTGATTCGGGGTTGCAGTTAAAAAAATACTTCGGATGCTCAAATGAAATCGCACGGGACAACGCCTGCTCCACAAACGAGCGTGGCATAAGCGCCACCTCGTCGAACAACACCCCGGCCAGCGTGATGCCCTGAATGAGCATGTACGAACTTTCGTCTTTGCCGCCGAACAGGTAAAACCAATTCGTTCTATCTCCACACCGAACGGTTAAAATCCTCGTGGAAACCTTGTAATGCATGGATAGCGCCGCGCCCAATCCGTCAATTTCCATCAACGGTTTTAAGATATTTCGCTCTGCCGCCTGCACCGTCTTCCCGCAAATAGCAAAATTCGTGCGGTCGTAGTTCTGCATCGCCCACAGCACAAACGCCATCGACATTACTGTCGTCTTCCCGGAACGGACGGAGCCGTCACAAATCAGCGCCAGATCATCGGAGCTGATAAACTCCATTATTTTGCGCTGCTTTGCGGATAGCGGTTTAATTTGCATTGTTCTCGCCCTTTAACGCAGTGAGCAGAGCTGCCAACGCCGCAGGGTCGCCGCTTTTTTCGTTCTCGGAATTCCAACCGAAATTGCAGCCAAGCGAGAATTTCGCGCCGTTCGCACCGTCTTTGTCGTAGAGCCGAGATTCGGCGTATTCCTCGCATCTGGACTTTGCGCGCGTAACCGTGTCCGCGAATTCTGGCCTTGCCTGATAATCCAGCAGCGCTTGTCTTCCCGTAAATCCAAGTGCCAACGCAAGCCCCGTAATCGTCGGCGGCTTTGCGTTAATGATAATCGGTATGCCGTACTTATCTCGCACAGCACAACCGTCATCGCCGATAAACGGCTCACCCTCACACTCTTTGAAGTAAGCGTCAATCGCCTTTTGCATCGCGCTTACGCTTTTCCATTTTCTTGGCGCTCCTGCTGGCATACGCTCACTTCCAATCCAAATAATTTGTTTTTATTTCCCTGTATCTTTAAGACCGTAGCAATACTCATACCACATCAACGGCGTTTCTTTTTGCTGCTCTGCGTAGAGTGTGTCAAACATCTTCGCAATATCTTCGATAGCGTCGCCATACTCTTTGTGCAAATGAATTTTGAATTTCGCAATGAGCCGCATATTGATTTTCATGATCCTATCTATTTCGTCGGCGGAATACGTTATCTTGTTGATAATGTCCTTGTGGTCGTCGTTCATTCTCCGTCTCCCTCTTGCATCTCTCGATCTACGGACACCAGGCTCTGGAAGCAATGAAAGTCGTCACAATACCCACAGGTGGCGGCAATATCCTGATGCTCTTTGTCCTTGTGGAGTTTGCAGCCAACAGGCCCAGTAGTTACACGCTTACCGTCAACTACTACTGTGCCGTGTTTGACATGGGTGCAGAAGTCACAGCATGGTGTGCAGTCTTTACCGCAGAGAATCATTTGCCATCCTCCAAAATCCCGCTGATTGTGTCAGCATTCGACTTGATGATATCCATCACGATGTCGGACTGGATATTGTGCGCAAAAACGGCCTTGTCCGTCGCGTCTGCATTATAATAACCGGTGAACACCGTGCCGTCTGCTTTTGTCGCTGCAAAGCAAATACAGCAAGGGTCAATCCCTGCGATAGTTGCTATGCTTTCTTCAAGCCATTTTGCGTATGGCTGCTTTGTAATATCGTACACGCCTTCCTCCTGTTTTGCTACCAGCCCCCGCCCCTTGGCTACAGTAACAGTCTTTCCCCACCCATGCGGCCTTCTGGAAGCTCTCAAGCATGGGTTACACAGTTATTCCGGCACCACACCGCGCTGCGCTTTTTCACAGGTTCCGGCATTGCGCTCTGTTTGAATTTGCTTACACAGCGGCCTAATCATACGATTGCCGCCACCACGCCACATCCATTGAACGCCTCGGCACTCGCGCAGGTTGTCGCAATGCCGGTATCCCACGGAACTTTTCAGCCCTGCGCCGGTATGTCGGTCGCATCCGTTTCTTCATTCATAAGCCGGAGCCAGCCAAATAAATTATTCGGCCTGCCGCTTTCATACAGCGCACAGGCAAGCCCCTTGTGGCGGTCTTACCCTTCCGTGGTGCCGCACTGCGGTAGCATACATCTGGCACGGACAGTTGGGAATTGAACCCACCACACACGGTTTTGGAGACCGCGTCGCCACCTTGGTACATGTGCCCTCATATTGGTCGTCTTCCCGCTTAGATTGTCACACGCTCATGCCCGCTTGAGGCCCCGCAAGCATCTCAAGTGCCGCTGTTCGGTCATGGCAAGGAGGACGCATCCTCACGCACAGTTTTCAGCGAGCATTGTCATTTCCATGTGAGCCACGACGACAACGGTCTCACATTGTCCGGGCGCTACCCGGCATCTTGTGCAGGCGACAGGATTCGAACCTGCGAACCCGAAATTTTACTATCGGAGCTGATTCCTCCCAGCTTCCGCCCGCATATATTTGTGCCGTGTGGGAGGTGCGACCTCCCGCCTCTGATCGTGGGGTGCAACGAGCGCACGGCATATAACAACAGCCCGCAGGTTTCCCTACAGGCTGTTTATACCGGTATGACCTTTCGGTGCCAGAAGGTGCGCCCAATACCGGCGGCGCATAAGATGGAGGAAACGGGTTGAGTGGAAAGACGGGTGGATGACTATTCCTTATCATCCACTGTACCTATTGTAGCACATCATTAGGTGGAATTTGTGCCAACTTTCTCTGCAAAACCACAATATATGGCTATGTCATAGAGAAATTGCTCTTTCCGGCGGCTGAATGTCCGCTCACTTATCCCCGGTACGATAATCTTGTTGCGGGAATACTTATGCTTGCCCTGACAGTTGCGCATGATCCCCTGTGTAAGCTGCTTTCGAACGCTCTCGCTCTCCAAATCCCGCCCACATCGGTCTATGGCATATTCAACAGCCCGCATTTTCTTGGTTTCCGGCCAGTTTTCTATGGCGGCAAGCTGCTCCGCCTTGCTTTCTGCCGGTCTACCAATGCCGGGGGAGCGGGGCATACCCTCTGTTGCACTGTTCCCGCCGCTCAATATCTCGCTCCTTGCGTCGTTGTACGCCTGTACCCGCCGTGGATAACCTCTGACATAGGCAATGCACTCAAGCCGCACATCATACGGCAGCGTCTGTTTTCGGCTCATGCCAGCCTCCTTACTCTGCGTTGTTAATTAGTTTGTAGTCGCTCCGCAGAGCGTCCGCAATATCCTTCTTGGTCACATAGCCACTGTTTTTTGCGTCCACCAGCTCCACAAGGCATTTTTGCAGATACTCAACGCTCATAGTGTCGTGGCTGTCCGGCGTTTCCTCCAACACGTGGAATCCAAATTTTGTAAGCAGCACTTCGGACACCAAGTCCATGTTTTGCTTTGTCCCCATCAGCTTGCCCTGCTGGTACGCCCTCATGGGGTTGTTGGGTAGGGTTTTGCCGTCAATCCTCATTTCCGTCCCTCCTTGATCTTGTCCATCAGAAGCAGTCGCACAGCTTGGCATAAAGCATATACAAGGCTATTCTGCCAAATGCTCCGCTGCCCCTTAATGCGGCACATACCGTTCTCGATCTCCTCCAAGGCTTCCAGCATTGCGTCTTTCATCAATCTTCACCTCCGTCCATTTTCGCCCCGCAGTTGGGGCAGTAATTCCAGTTGTTCATGCGATACTCGCTCTCTGTCAGGGCGCAACCGCAGTTGGTGCACCTGACGGCTGTGGAACCACTCGGGAACACATATCGCCCGGAATCATCCCACCGTCCATGCACCACCGGAGCCACATCAGCGGTGGGAACACCTCTAATCACGTCTCGGACATTTTCCCTTCCGAACCCCCAATCGCCGTACCCATCCGGGTAGCTTTCATAGACGTCAGGGTCAGCATTATCAAAGGCCTCCTTCAGCTTTTTCCTCTCAATGTATTCAGCCATTGTCAGTCCTCCAATTTCATGTAGCAGCCCCAAAAGGTCTGCGATTTCTTCCCACTGTGATGACCAAATAAAGGCCGCTGTCCTATGGCTTTCCAAACTTCGGCGGCAGGGATCTGTGTTTCCGCCCATTTGAAAATCAATACGCCATCTGGTTTAAGCACACGCATACACTCCTTGAAGCCGTCGTGGAGCATTTTTGGCCAGTTATTGTCAAGTCGGCCATACTTTTTAGCAAACCATGCGTCTTCTCCAACCTGCCGAAGATGGGGCGGATCCCAAACAACAAGCGCAAACGAATTGTCATCAAACGGAAGATCCGTAAAATCGCATTGCACATCTGGAGCAATAATGCAAGATCTCTCGGACTGACCGTTCCCCGATTTCCAAACACCATACAGTTCTTCGACCCGTTTGTCTGCATAAATTGCGGCGGGGTGATTTTTGTCGAACCATATCGTTCTGGATCCGCAGGTAACATCAAGTATTTTTTTGTCCATTGTCAGCCCTCCTGTTCCATGCTGAGATTGCGGTTTCTTCTGCCCAAGACTTTTTAAGCGCCCAAAATTTCATGTCGGCTCCGCACTTGCACTTTATCTCAGCACGCCAACCGTCATCACCAGAGGGGACACCATTGTACTTTGACCTGACAACGCCAATTTTTGTATTGCCACAGAACGGGCAGGGTTTCAATTCAGCCATTGTCAGCCCTCCCATAAAATTCCTCTAAGTCATCCTGCGCCTTGTCGACAAAATCGGGGCAAGCCAAGCATTCCGGTAGCGGGTAATCCGTCATCGGGTCAACCCGTCCGAGACAATAGATGCGGTCTTTCTTGCCGTCGTTCCATTCGTGTGACGGGCGCCCTCGCTTGCCCAGCGCACACTTAGCCGTTGCCATCATTCATCGCCTCCAATGCTTTCTCCGCTTCCTCGCGGCTAAGGAAATAGTCTTTCCCGCATTTTGCAGGGTCGAAATACGTCAAGCTGAAAACTCGCTCTTCAATTTTATGCCGCCCGTTTAATCTCCATGAAATCATGTAGACCGTGTCTCCCGGCTTGCATGGCAGCACCACCAGCCGCCCGCCCTTGTCGGCCTCTGCCAGTTCCCGCAGGCGGCCATAACCTCCTCCGATGCTGTTCAAAACCGACATCATTGTGCGCCACTCTCCCGACATACTGTGGACTTCTCCCGGCGTCAGCCCCGTGTCCTCGTAGGCGGCGAGGCGATTCTTGAGTCGATTGCGGCAGTACAGAGCGGTGCAGTCAACCATCGGCTTACCATGCTTACCCGTCCAATCCGCTTTGCACTTCTCGCAGTCCATCATTGCCTGTCCATCGGTGTCTCGCTTCGTCAGTCGTTCCATCACTCCACCTCCCATTTCAGTTCGTCATACAACTCGCTGAACCGCTTGTTCCACTTCCTTAGCCCGAAGAAACAGTACACGCCCAACACAATCCACAGTCCGCTGGCGATGTTTTGCAACAGATTTTCCATGTCACTCCACCTCCTGCATCCAGAACTCACGGCGGCATTCGGCACAGGACCCATAAGGACTTGCGCATCCCCCGTACGCATTCCTGTATTCGGAAGAAAAAAGCACGGGACACACACTCAAAGTTCCCCCGTCGAGAACCAGCGCCTCCGGGTATTGCTCCAGAAACACGCTCTGCCGCGTCTTACGCGGATGTGCAGCAGACCATTCCTCTACTTCTTTTACAACGTCCTCGGCCGGTATTCCCTCAGCCAAAGTAGGAAAATGTTTCCCAGTAACCTTATACATTCTTCTGTGCTCTTCAATAAACTTCACAGCATCCATATTGTCAACCTCCTATCTCATATGTCGTTTCCCGGCCTTTGCAAACCTTGCGCTCTGCCGCACATAGCGCTCCCGGGCGGCGGTGTTGGACCGATCCACCCAGGGCTTTTCCGCCAGCCGCTGGGCCTCATACGCCAGGAACGCCTCGCAACTCTTCCGGCAGGCCCCGCAGGGGAACCTGTCCGGGCAATCTTTTACGCAGTGGCTTTTCACTCCTACCACATCCTTTCCTGCGCCGTATGATCCGCAAACCGCTGTTCTTGCAGTTGGAAATATGTCGGTTCGATCTCGCAGCCCACAAACTCAAAGCCGAGGTTGTAAGCCGCTATCCTACTGCTTCCACTGCCCAAGTGTGTATCCAGTATGCGCCAGCCTTCTTTGGCGTACTTCATCAGCAGCCACTCGTACAATGCCACGGGCTTTTGCGTTGGATGTATTCTTTGCCCCTTTTCTTGCAACGGCGAGTAATAAAAAGTTCTCGCAGATGTATCGAAAGAGGTCCAGGCAAATTCGCAAGATGCAAAAGAAATATCTTCCGGCTGCTTTTTGTCCCAAATAACAAATCCCCTACAAGGCGGAAGATCGTAATAATTTCCCCCCCATATTATTTGGTTTTTGCTGCATCTTTTTAATTCGCTAAAATAGACATCACCCGGAGTCGCATCGTCCCATCTTGTTTCAGTGGCATTGTATTTTTTCAATCGGCCACTATCATGAATGCTAATTCCATACGGTGGGTCAACAATGGCAAGATCAAATGCTTTATCCGGTAGCGCCTGCATATACTCCATGCAGTCTACGTTCAGCGCGATTTGATTCATTCGCTCCACCTCACAACTTTTTCCCGCACGCCCCATTGGAGTGCGTCCTCGTGGCTATCAAAGTAAAGGTCAATGCGGTCGCCGCTAATTGCGCCGCCCACATCCTGTGCTATGTAGATATGCCCATCGATCTCAACCTCTGTCCCCAACGGTATCACATCGGGGTCGGTAGCGATGGTCACGCCCTGTGTTGCTTTCGCTCCTGTGGCTGTATAGCCGTTTGAATACGCTCCACAGCATTTTTCGCAGGGGCAGTATGCTGTCACGGTCATGGTACTTTCGTGCGTGTAGGCGGCTTTCTGTGGCGTTTCTTGGCGGATTACTTCCGCCACCAGCGGGGAAACAGGTTCTTGCTCCTCCACATATTCCGCTTCTGCGGCAAGTGGCTCCACCCACAATATCCCGGCGGCAATCAGAAGCACAAGGGCCGCACCTCCGACAACTGTAAATATGCTCTTTCTGCTCATTTTCTTCCTCTCCCGTATACCATCCATTGCATAGATACCCCAAGCGCATCACAGATATGTGCCAGCACCCACACAGATGCGGTGCTGTGTCCACACTCAATATAGCTGATTGTCGATGGTGCTACACCAGATTCCAAAGCCAAATCATTCTGCGACATAAGTTCCTTCTCCCTCGCCTCCCGCAGGCGCTTCCCCATACCCGCAAAATCTGCCGTCATGTGTATCCTCCTTTCTATCATCAGGATCGTACTCTGGGCAACTTACCACCAAAAATGATGTGTATTTTTCATTTTTTGTCTGGATTGCATTCCACCCCTTTACCGGCTCAAATCGTATAGGCCAGCCCTTTTTCGTGTAGTCTACTTCTGTCCATGAGCATTTTCCATACGCTTTTCTACAAGTCCAGCAAAGCATCTTCCCTCCAGTGGTAATATGCTCCTTCACAAGTTTTTTCCTCCTCTCACCACTCAACCGTGACTTCACATTCATCCGGCATAAGCATGCGTAGATTTTGCAAAACACTTTCCCGGCCTCCCCGTATGGTCAGCCGTGCGTGAAGCAGTTCTGCACTTCGCACGTGCAACGGTTCCACACTACGCACCGGCGTTGGTCCATCGGACTGTTTTTCTGGCGTTTCTTCCTCCACTTCGGATGTGTGCCACTCTGATAGTTTCTTTTGCCACAAGTTAAAGTTCCGACCACCTCGCACAAACGGCACGCCAAGTTTTTTCCCACATTCTATGATAGTGGCACTGCAACAGCCCATTTCTTCCGCAAGGTATGTAGCTGCACCGCCGCAAGACTGCATATTCCGTAGATATTCCCGCTTAATGTCGTCCGGCATCGCCTTGAAATCTTCCCAAGGCATAGGCCGTGTGGCGTTGTATGTTTTCATTTTCCCGTTCATCTCCCTCTTTTGTGCCGCAGTGAGGTAATCACTGGGCAATCTGCATTTCCCACGCTTGCGGTTCACATGGGCAAACGCCCCTCTTGCAACACGCTTTTTCTGCACGATGTCATAGTCAAAATCATTCATAGGCGGTTATGCTCACCTCCGTGCGTGGATTTTCCTTGTCGTACAGTACCCGGCTCCCGTCATGGCTGACAATAATGCCGCAGTGGTCGTCCAGCAGCACCCGCGCCTTGACCAGCACATCGTCCATAGCTTCCAGCAGATTGGTTAAATCCACTCGCCGCTTGGTTGGCATATAAAACAGGCATTTAACCTCCACTGGATAATCGATCGGCTCATTCACACCAGCCTTTTTGCAGTACCACACAGCTTTTGCCTCGTAATCGATGTACTTCTGCGACGGCATAATAAACGATTTCCCTGTCTTGCTGCTGTGCATAATGCGCTGGCTGTTTTTCTTTGTAACCGGCGGCAGGGGTATGGTAAAGTGCAGTTCAGCCATTTCCGCCACCCATCTCCATCTGCCCGTCCACCTGCATGGCCTTTGCAAGCCTGCTGCAGGTGTCCAGCTCGTCCAATGCCCGCTTGCGGTACATGGAAAGCAAGGCTTGCTTTTCTTCCTCCGTTTCCGCCAGCTTGTAGCCGCCGTCTTTCATGGCAACGATAGGCACACCCTGCCGCCTCTGCTCCCGTATCATCCGGCGGTTCTCTCTGTCCGGCATACCGGTCAATGCTTCAAGGTTTTTCCGGGTGTATGTAATGCCGGGAATCATGCGTAATGTGGTCATGTCAATCCTCCATAAGTTTCATAAAACATCCCCAAAAGGTCTGTGACTTCTTTCCGCTATGATGCCCGAAAAGCGGGCGTTCTCCGCTTGCCGCCCAAACATCTGCAGCGGGGATTTGCGTTTCTGCCCACTTAAAAATCAGCACGCCGTCCGGTTTTAATACGCGCATACACTCGCGGAATCCGTCATGCAACATTTCGCGCCAGTTCTCGCCGAGCTGTCCGTACTTCTTCCGCATCCAAGAGTTTTCCCCGATGCGGCGAAGGTGCGGTGGATCAAAAACGACAAGAGAAAATGTGTTGTCCAAAAACGGCAGATCCGTAAAATCACACTGTATGTCTGGATGCACGACGCAGGTTCGTTCAGAATCGCGATTTGTGCTCTTCCAAATCCCCGTATATTCCTCGTCCCGCGCATCGCAGTAGATTGCGGCAGGATGGCTTTTGTTAAACCATATCGTCCGAGATCCGCAGGTAGCATCAAGAATTTTCTTTGTCATGTCATTCCTCCCCAAACCATTTTTTCGTCACGGCGATAGGAAATTCCTCGATCTCGCTTGCCCAGCGCGCCGTACCCTTGCCGTTGTGCCGTTCGAACACCAGCGGAAATCCGCCGATGCCGTCAAACAGGCTGCCCATCGTAACAGGGCGAAGATATTGTGCGCTGATACGCTTTGCCAAGAAGCCCCAGAAGGGAAGGGCGATGGAGTTACCCAGCGCCTTATACCGGGGGCTGTCCGCATCCTTGTGGCGCTTGCCCTTGCTGTCCATCCACTCGCCAATGTCTGTCCAGCCATCCGGGTAGCCTTGCAGCCGTTCGCACTCCATCGGGGTCAGGCGGCGCACCACCATGTTCTGCACCAGGTATGTCTCTGCGTCCTCCCGGCACGCACAGGAAGCCTTTGCCCGCCGTGCGTGTGCCACATCCGGTGCTACCACACACACCAGCATATCGTTGTGCGCATCCTGCCCATTGTAACTTCCGGCATGAGCACCGGGAGAAAGCGTTCCCGTTACGGTTTGATACGTCAGCGGGATTTGGTTGCCGCCGGTTCCCATACGGGCTTGCAGGCTGGGAGCGGTCTCGCCGCAGTCCCTGATGACATCGCAAGCGTGCGACATATCCAGCACGGCGCACGGCACATGGGCGTTGGCGTTCAGCGTGTGGCAGGGCTTCCCAAAATCAGGAATACTCCCATTCTGCTTGCTGGTGATCTGCGTAGTGTCAAATGCAATGACCGCTGGCTGGTGCCCATGCTCCTGTGCTCTCAGCGTCCCGGAAACATCATGGCTCACGCCCATCACATTCCCGCCTTGATCGTTCAGGCACAGCACCGCCGGTTTGTTCCCGCCGCACTCCGCGTTCAGCGTGGGGGCTTGTTCCTCGGCGTATCCGATGCTCCGGGCCTGTTCGCTGTTCCCCAGCTTAAACCCTGCGCAGACCGCTGGTCGATCGATAGTGTTGAGCGTGTAGCTCACATCCTCACGCCATCCCTTGCCGTTGCATCCTGCCGTGTCGGCGCGGTCAATGCCATTTCCCTGCAAGCAGAAAATCGTCTGGTCGTTCCCTGTCCCAAGCGTCCCGCTTTTCTCCGTCTGGACTAAGGCTCCCTTTCCTCCTCCGTCACAGCCCCCCCCTGATCCGGACTGCATAAGAAGCACCGTCTTGAGCAGATCCGGCAAGTCTTTCCCCCGCCGTTCCGCTCTCCGCAGGATGCCCTGACACGCTTTTGCGCTCAAAGAGTATTTCTCCTGCGGTGTCACCTCCAAAATCTGCGACAATCGAGATTCTACGGCGGCGTTGGGGGACTCCCCAGTATTGCGCGTCATGCACTCGCCAAGCCACGCTCCATCGTCCTCCCACTTCATCGTGGTAGCCCCCCCAGGTGTTCCAGCCTTTTTCAGGCACTTCAATATCGGGGGCTTCCGGCTCTTCGATGCGGATGATCTCCTCGAGGACCGCCGCGAAGTCGCGCCCTCCGTTGCTTGAGAATGCTCCGGGCACATTTTCCCAGACCATAAACCTAGGTCTGACCATGTCACCTGTCCGTCCGTTCGCTCTGTCATGCTCTCTCATCTCCTTTACGATGCGGACCTGCTCCATGAACAATCCGCTCCTTGCACCGGCCAACCCGGCGCGTTTTCCCGCAATGCTCAAATCCTGACACGGCGATCCGCCCGTGATAACATCCACGATTTCAATTTCTGCACCGTTGATTTTCGTAATATCACCGAGGTGCTTCATTCCCGTTCCTCCCGCTTGGTCATTTCAACCTCCAATTCTGCTTTTTCCCGATGTTCAGCATATAATCCTTCGCCCTCTGGTTGATTCTGCTACCGATTGCCTCGTCCCAGCTCAAAATGCGGTCAATGGTCAGCTCCGTGGAGATGATCGTGATTGCATCCGGGTTGATATACCTGGCATTTAGCAGATCGAAGGCAATGTTTTTGTCGGCATCCGTTACGCCGCCCTTGAGAAAATCGTCGATATACAGCGCACGGACGGTTTTCAGCGGGTGCATGGCTTCGGCGTATGCTTCCGCATCGTTTACCTTTGCCTTGATTGCCGGAATATCTCCCCGCCATTGCACATACCGGACAGGGATTCCGCCGTCCATCAGCTTGGCGCAAATCGCCGTACACAGGTGGGTTTTCCCAGTGCCGGGAGAGCCGCCGATGAAAAACCACTTGCCCTTCCAGTCGGTCAAATACTTCTCCGCCGCCTGCTTTGCGGCCTGTTGCCAATACTCCCGCGTTTGGAACGACTCAAAGGTGCAGCTATCCAGCAGTCCCAGAAGTCCGGAACGCTCCATGCGCATCCTGCTTCGGCGGATGATCTCGCATTTGCAGGTTCTGCTCACCAGTTCGCCGCTTTCCGTGCGCCGGACGGTGTAGCCCAGCCCGCCGCAGATGTCACAGCCATGTCCCGACGTGGTATTCTTGCTTTGTTGGCTGTTCACCGTTTTCCTCCTTTCTGCGCTGCTCCCATGTTCTGACGGCAGCCTTCCAGTCCTTCATGCGATTTTTCCCAACCATCCAGCCCTTGCAGGCGTAGAAATCGATGAATTGCTGTGCGTCAACTGTAGACCCCCGTTCGGCGATATAAGCCCGAACCTCGTCCAAAGAGGGCGGAGAGAAGCGCGCCTCGCGCGCATTATTCTCGCTTCTCGATTCTCGTATATCGATTCTCGATTCTCGATTCTCGAATACGGGGACATCTGCATTCATTTGTTTGCAAATGATTTCATCTGCTTGCGTAGGCTCTACAGGCTCAGGATATTTGCTTTCCTTTGCTCTCTGTGTCTGATACTTACCCCATGTTGGTAGGTAGAGGAAGCGCTTGCCCTGTGAAGTATAGAGGGCAACCAATCCAGCACTCGCCAGTCCATGAAGGGCGTTTTCTACAGTTTTCAGAGTAAGATTTTCTTTCAAAGGGAATAGCCTGTTTTTGATAATTGCGGCCCGTCCGTCATAGCGTCCGAAATCATCGCAAGAAACAATCAGCCGATAGAACAAGACCTCCTCGAACCATGAAAGCCTATCTACGCTGTCGCTGGTGCAGATGCTCTCGCGTATGATTCTGTTCGGCATCGGCGCACCGCCTTAGAACGGAAAATCGCCGTCGTCCTCGGAAATCTCCGTGAAGGTCTGCGTGGGCTGCTGCGGTGCGCTGTCCTTGCTGCCGCAGAAATGTACCCGGTCCGCCGTCAGCTCCACCACAGTGCGCTTGTTGCCAGTCTTGTCCTCGTATTCCCGGCTGGAGAGCTTGCCGTCTACGATGATCTCCTTGCCCTTAGCAAAGTGGTTGCAAATCATCTCCGCAGTACCCTGCCATGCCACGCAGGGGAGAAACAGCTTCGTTTCTCTGTCCTTAATCTTCTCGCTCCACGCCACACGGAAGCTGCACACTGCTGTTCCGCTGTTGGTGCGGCGCAATTCAGGGTCAGAGCAAAGCCGCCCCTGCAAAATCATTCTGTTTACCATCGTTTTCCTCCTTACAAATAGCTTTTTCCAAATTCACGGCGGAAGTCATCCTCCGTCCATCCCTGTTCCTGCATGGCCTTTAACTGGCCGTATCGGCGCAGGAGGCGCATTTGATTCCCGTTGCGGTGTACTGCCAGCCCTCCGTTTCTATGGCACCGCTCGCCGCAGAGATACACTACAAGGCCGTATTTCTCGCTTTTGTTGCGGTACGCGCCGCCGAAGATGTGCCTAATGGTGCCGCTCCAGCGGGTCACCCGCTCCATTTCTGCCGCACAGGAAGCACCGTCTTTCATCAGTCACCTTTATCACCTCCCAACGGCTGGGCTTCGCCCCAGCGTGATTTTAGCGCATCCAACTCCTGCGGTGTCATAGTCTCGATTCCAGCTTCTCGGCAATCGGCAACGATCTGGTCAATCAGCCGTGACATCTGCTCTGTGTCGTAGGTGCTTGAGCCGTACCAAACCGCCACGTTCACGCATCCCGGAATTTTGCTTGGCCCTTGTTCCGCCATCCAGCCGGTTCCTTTTGCCTCCCATCTGCGGCAGAACTCGTCCGCCGCCTTTGATACCATGCACACAACATCGCTCACACCACCAATGATCCTGATTTCTTCCCGGTACACATCATTCCTCGGAATCCCATAGTGTGCCGCCAGTTTATCCAGCAGCACCCACGCATAAGCGTTTGCGTCAAGGCTCCTTCCCTTGCGCTTGATCTGCGCCACATACTGCTTGTCCGGCTTCATCTCGTCACAGATGGTCATTGCAGAGGCGGGGGACTGCACCCGGAGGCACAGCCACGCCCCATCGCTGTCCTGCTGCCACCGTGCGGCGGTCACATCAGCCTGCAACATTGTCCTGCTCCTTCTTTGCAGCCTTCATGCAGCCGGCGCACATCTGCGCTCCGTAGCGGCCCTTGGAGTACTTAACCATGTCCTTTACCGTCCACATTTCGCCGTTGCGCTTCCTGACGGACACAATGTCAGCTCCACATCGCTCACACACCGGAGCAGCGTTCCGCTCCTTCTCGTCCAGCTCGGCGGAAGAAATTTTGTCCGGGTCCTCGCCGGTGGGAAGCGCAAAGGTCCGCAGCCACATATACTTAAACGCATAGGTCATGGCCTTGCCGCTGCCCTTGTCTTGTGTGTCTGCTCCATCTCCGCAGGATGCAATCTCGATGTATTCCTCCGGGTTTTCCACGTTGACCATGCGGTAGATGACATCCACGTGGGTAATGTTCCCAGTTCTCCCGGCTGTCTGTGCGATTGGGTATACAACCAGTTTGTGTTTCAGCAGTTCCGCACGCATGATGGAGGTTACTTTCTCCTCGCTCAGTGCCTTGTATTTGGTGCTGCCAAACTCTACATGATCGTCCTTTGCCAAATACTGGACATCCTGCATAATCGCTGCGATTTTCTCATAGATATTCATCATTCGGTTTTCTCCTCATCAACAACTTGTAGCGGGCAATATGCCCCGACGATTCTCGTGTCTAACAGATACTCGCCTGTTCTCCGACATTGATTTCGCGAATAAGTCTCCAGCAGTGGGCAGAGGTTACAGCACATTTTCCCCTCAGGGAATGGGATTTCCACTGTAGCTTTTATGTACCGGAGGACACCGTTTATCATCCCAAGCCCCCCTTATGCAAAAACTCCGAGAGATACTCACCCTCCGTCAGGTCGGAAATATAATCAAGCTGCACATCGGAAAACTTCCGTATAGCCAGTTTGAAATTCCCGATTGTTTCCAGTTCGCACTTGTGGCACATAGCGGCTTTCATCGGCTTCCAGCCGTGGCAAACAGGACATTCATCCGCTTCTCCGGGGATAATCTCCTCTCCGCACTCTGGGCAGACATAAATTATGCTGTTTCCGCACTCATCGGACTTTTCCTCGATGTAATCCAACGAATGAAACACTGCACCACAATAATCACACAAATACATTACGATGCCTCCACGATCTCGCCATTCTCCAGTTTGTACCATGTGTCCGCCATGATGGTTTCGCCGTCCACCTTTGCGATTTTGGCATCAATGATGTTGCCATCATCGTCACGCTCGGAGACAACAATCCAGTTGCCCATAGTGCCTCTTGCAACGCTATCTGCGCCCCATGCCACGGCAACGCACTGCTTGCCAATCGCGGATGCTTTTCCATGCCAGCCAGTCACAGCAGCCGTGCCCCTCCAGCCCGATGCGGCGGCGTTACCACTCCAGCCCGATGCGGCGGCGTTGCCACTCTCACCCGATGCGGCGGCGTTGCCACTCTCACCCGATGCGGCGGCGTTACCACTCCAGCCCGATGCGGCGGCGTTGCCACTCTCACCCG